TACCTTTACTTTTGCTGCATCAGATATTTTTCAAATAGTTTATGATGGAGTAAACGTTATATACTACCAGAATGGAACAACAAGAAGAACAATTTCAAGATCTTTAGGTTCAAATCTGTACTTCGATAGCACTTTTAGGGAAGTGGGTGCTTCATTCACAAAAGTTGTTTTTGGACCATATGGAAAAACTGGAACTCAAGGCACAAATGGAACAAATGGAGCACAAGGCACAAATGGAACAAATGGAGCACAAGGCACACAGGGTACGCAAGGCACTCAAGGCACTGGAACAAATGGAGCACAAGGCACGCAAGGCGCACAAGGAACGAACGGTACTGTCGGAACTAATGGATCTCAGGGTAATCAAGGTCCACAAGGAACTCAAGGAACTCAAGGTGACACTGGTTCGGTCTCAATTACAAATAACGTCTTAGGTTACGTAGTTACAGCAAGTGGAGGGGCAACGGCGACTGGAAATGCCGGATTTCAGTTTTCATCGTCGGCATTAAATGTGGTTGGAAAAGCTCAGTCGTTGACTAACTATATAGCCGCTGGATCGCAAGGCGGAACTTACACATCAATTACGGGAACCAAGTATGGTTATTACTTTTTGATAACAACAACATCAGCAACCATTCATAAAATGCCAGCTACTCCGGCAGACGGATTTTATGTAATTATGAGGAACATGCCAGCGAGTTCAAGTTCTTTAACAATTGCCGATAGTGTAGGAACAACGATTGTTATTCTGGCACCTTCTGTAACAAGTACGATCTTGTACAATAGCGTAACACCAGCTTGGTATTATCTTTAGTTAAGTAGTTTTTAAAATTTATATGAATTTAGTTGTACAAAATAGAAAAATGGGAATTCTGGTATCTGGAAATTTTTTGACGTCTGAAGGTGTCCCTTACACAACTTATTATTTAAAATTACATTCATTTACGTATTCGTATAACACAAAAATACTTGATTTAGAATTTAAAGCGTATTTAAATAAACAGTCGTTAAATACTCTTAACAATGTACCGTTTCAGTGTAAAAGACAATTGTACATAGATTCTAACATTTTAGATGATTTTCGATTTTCAATTAGGCAATATATTTATTATTGGATTCGGTCTTTGTGCCCAGAATCACAGTTTTCAAATGTATTTGAACCCGGTCAATCATCTTATGTAATACCAGAAGATTTAAATTTCCTTTTTACAAATACACGAAAAACCGATCCCCTTCCAGTACTTGTTCGTATAGATAATAGTATTCAATTAAAAAATTCCACATTTATGATAGAAAATTTGGGCACTAGCAATGAATTACAAATAGCAAAGCATGACACACAACGAGTTTTATATTAAACAATTGTATACAATAAAAAAATAAAATGATTCGTGGAAACTCTATAAAGCCACAATCTTTAAGCCAATATGATGGAACCAGTCAAATATTATGCTGCATGAAAGGTGGAACTATTGACTTGGCAGATTCAGATAGTAACGGAACTAGATCGACCGCATTTTCTTATTCACCATTAACTTTGTGTAACTTAACTACATCTTCATACGGTACTCCACCGAGTGGGGCAAGCAAACAATGTTATGGCATGTCGAGCCTGATTGTTGCATCTGGTGGAACAATAACGTATTCATCAACAAGAAAAATTCATACTTTTCTGTACACGGGTGCAACTCAAACGTTTACAGTTACATCGAATGCTGCGTCCACTTTAATTGAAATGTTTATTTTGGGGGGTGGAGGAGGAGCAGGCAATGATCACGGAGGAGGAGGGGGGGCTGGAGGTTTAATTAATTATTCTAATGCTTTAGCCGCCGGATCTTATTCGGTTACAGTTGGAAACGGAGGAGCAACTGGAAATCCCGGAGCAAATGGCGAAAACTCTGTATTTTCTGGAACAGATGTTACTCAGACTGCTTATGGAGGCGGAGGAGGAGGAACGTATAGTGGTGGCACTGGGGTAAATGGTCAGAATGGTGGATGCGGTGGAGGAGCTAATGTCTCCGGATATCCGAACTACAATGCTGGAAGCGGTACATCTGGTCAAGGGTACGCGGGAGGAACAGCCGTATACCAAGGAGGAGGATTTAGTACTGGTGGTGGAGGAATTGGCGGAGCGGGCGTGAACGTTACATCATCGGGAACATATAGTTTTAGTTACGGAGGAATCGGCATCACTTATTCTGTCACAGGATCAAATTACGGCGGTGGAGGCTCAGGATATTCGTACAATCAAGCTAGTATTAGTCGTTATGGACATTTATATGGTGGAGGTGCAGGAGGTCAATATTTTTATTCTGGATCAGGCTATGGGGCGAATACGGCTGGTGTAGATGGAACTGGAGGAGGAGGTGGAGGATATTATGATGCAGGTTCATCGGGAGGATCAGGTACAGTCATTATTTCTTATCCTTACGAATCTTCAATATCGATTCCAGTTCCAATACTTTACTCAAACTACAATTTCACGTTTATGTGTAGGTTTTATTCTTCAAATTACGCCACAGGAAGCACGCAGGGAATATTTTTAAATGGAGATATTTATCATGGTGGATACGGATTATACATTGATGAAACAGGTACTTTAAAATATGTTGTTGGTGGAGTGTATCCAGCAGTTTCAAGCGGCAATATGACATCTGGAACCGTTAACGGCGGTTATTTTTCAGCGCAACTTACCAATTCTACGTGGTATAATGTAGTTGTACGATGCGTTTCGGGTGCAGGATCAGAAGCAACGTGGACAACTTACTTAAACGGTTCAATTTACACGGCAACCTTGTACGGTGGTGGTGCACCGACATGCAACCCGGGCACAGTAACGCAAGGGCAACCAAACTATGGATTCAGATTTATGGGAAATGGATTAACTCCAACTAAATTTTCAAAAACGTTTTCGTATACAGGCGCGGTTCAATACTGGTACGCTCCTTTTGGTATGAGAGACGCTACAATTGAATGTAAAGGTGCGTCAGGAGGAGGAGGAAATTTAAATACACAAGCTCCAGGTTGTGGGGGGTATGCATACAACACAAATTCTTCAATAGTTTTTACCGTTGCAACTGCCTTTAGCGTTTACGTTGGTGGCGGAGGTGGCGCGGGAAAAGGATCTACATATACAAACGGTGGCGGCGCAGGAGGTTGGCCCGGTGGTGGAACGTGTACTTCAACTGCAAAATACCTTAGCAACGGCGGCGGAGGCGGAGGTTTTAGTGCTGTCGCATTAAGCGGTACATTATACGCATGCGCTGGAGGAGGAGGAGGAACTGGTGGAGGAGATCCGGGTGTAGGTTATGGAATGGGCGGAATTGCTGGAGGTTCTGGAGGAGCGAATGGAACATCACCGGGATATGGAGGATCAAATTACTACACAAATTCGTCTGGAAACATGGGTATTGGATACAAAAGAACGTACGGTTTAGGTGCACCTTATATTGACGACGCAGGATACCCTACCACGGGGGCGGGCGCGGGATTATGGTCGGCATTCACTTCTGGTGCTGGATACAACGGAGGCAATGCTTACACATCAAATCAAGGAGGAGGAGGAGGAGGTTATTATGGAGGAGGTGGCGGTTTAGGTGGAGGCGGCGGCAGCTCTTACGCTAACAATGCAATTTCGTGGTCAACGCAAACAACAACTCTAGGATACGGTGCTTCGTATGGAGGAGACATGATCGCAACGGGTTCAAACTACGGAATTTCAAACGGAAACGCTTACACTGGTAGCAATGGTTCCGTAACGTGTTCTTTCACTACTGATTATATTAGGTATCTTGTTGCGCAAACGAATGACACGTCTTTTACTGGTGTCATGACAGATGTAATCTTTGCTTCGAAAGCTCTTCCAACAACTATTTGCAGTTCATTTGCAAACGGTGCGAAATTCCCTTAATTTATAATTTATAAGTACACATTTTTGTCATTAGATTGTATTTATAATATTGAAAAAAAAAAAAACAAATGGGATTTTTAGTCGTTGGTGAATTTACAACTCAAGAGGGATTAAATTACACAAATTATTACATTCGCATATCAAGTTTTTTTGTAAATGTAAATAATTCGACTACGTCATCTATTTCAGTAGTTTGTGATTGTTACGTGTCAAGAGATCTTTTTAAAAACAATTTTAGCACAATTGCAAATTCTCAAAAAGTATATAATTTTTCAGTAAATACAAGCGATTTAGATACTCTCAAAATGCGTCCGTTTCTTTATCCTAAAATTCTCGAACTTGTGTCTAATGAAGGAAGCAGCGTGCAAAATGTAATTGAAAATGCTTAGGGTAAACAATAAAAAAAGTATAAATGTAAAATTAGTTATTAAGCGGACTTCAACCAATCATCCCCATCCCATCATCCACTTCCTAAAAAAAAGGTGTACATTTAAATCAAGAAAATGAATTGTAATTTATTGTTAGTTCTTCACCCTTCAAAATGTTTGTTGCTGCTCTAAAGTGAGTAAAATTTTCCCCAAAATCAATACTTTTATTGTCATACTCCTCGACATTTGGAGTTAAGCTATGATTCATAAAAAATGAAATGTCTTTTGCGTTAAACCCGTCTTTTGGAACAAAACACATTCTTTTACCGTAGATGTAAATGGCAGGACAAAAAGAAGTTACGTGTTGCAAAATATCAGCTGGAATTTGAGATTCCTTTACCCAGACTCCAAGAAGGTCGTTTTGTCTCTGAAATAATATGCTTCCCTTTTTAATGTTGCGAAGAGCAATTACACCAACGCCATGGATTTGACTTACGCTAATTTTAGCATTCACTTCACTAAAATTCATTTTTTTTTTTATAAATGAAAAATATATTAATAGCGTTCAAAAAATTACAATTGATTGGTTGTAATTAATTTATTTTAAAAAAAAAACAAAAGATATATATAAACAAATGTCGGCTGCTTGGAAACGTCGAGCTTTAAGGGACGTAAAGGATCTGCAGGACAATGGATTCAAGGTGACGGGGGAAAATGGGGAAGAACAATTTGATTTAAAGTGTTTTGTAACTACAATGCGCGGACCAGAGTCGTCTCCGTACGAAAAATGCGTTTGGCGAGTCCGCTTCACTATTCCAGACGGATTTCCATTCCTGTCTCCGTCTGTAGGGATTATTGGGCGCATTCTCCACCCCAACATTGACGAAGAAAGCGGATCAATATGTTTAGACGTTCTGTCCCCCAAGGCGTGGTCTCCGTCTTTTACAATTCGCCATATTGTCGAGACGCAACTTCCGTACCTTTTATCGTACCCAAATCCTTCTGATCCTTTAAATAGGGATGCTGCACACTTACTTGTTTCGAACCCCGAAGCCTTCAAGAAAAAGGCTAGTGAACACGCCAAAAAAAATTGTTTCATGCAACAACAGTAAAGAAAAAAAATCAAAATTAAAACAGTAAAGAAAAAAAAACAAAATTAAAACTAAATGTCTCAACCTGAGATACAAGTACAAGGCGGTGATCGGTTTGGAAATCTTGCAACAGGCGCCTTAATTGGATATGCTGCTACGGGAAATGGTAGAGGAGCAGCTACAGGAGCTTTAATCGGTGCGTTATTGGGTGGACGAGGATCTCCGCGTAAAGGTAAAAAATCAAAATCACCTCGTAAATCAAATAAGTCTTTTAAGAGGACACGGTCTTTAAAAGGGGGTGCATGTCCTCAGAAATGCTCTGCAAATCGGACGAGAAACAAATACTCAGGAAAGTTTGTCTATGGAAAACATCAATTTGTTGAAAATTATTTGCAGAATAACGGATACTTAAATTATAATAGACAAAACGGGTATATGTGCAATTATTGTTTTTGCGTTACACGCTAGTCTTACTTAAGCTTTGGGCTTGTGGCAGCGACCCGTCCCTCTGCGGGTCTTTTTGCTTTTACAAGGGCTTTTGCGTGACTTGTTTCTGCAGTGACCAGTCTTTCTGCTTCTGCTTTGGTATTTTTTGCATTTTTTTCCTCCAGTTATCCCATTCGCCAAAAAGTCTTGCTCTGCTGCCGAAGTGGCTTGGGCATCAGTCCACTCCTCTTTTCCACAGTCTCTTGCCAGTTCATTGTAAGAATTTTGCCATTCATTCGTATACAATTGTATTTCGGCATTTTTCTTTCTTAGATTCGAATTTTCAACAGTTAAAGCTGCAATTTTTACTTGAAGATCATGGTTACAATTTCTAGTGCAAACTGAATTTAAATTCTTATTTGCTTCAGTTAATGCTTGAATTCTTTGTGTTTCATCTAAACCTAAACCAAAAAAGTTTTTTAAAAAAGCCATTTATAATTACTTTTTGTTTTATATCAATTCTTTTTTTAGCAACGACGAATAAATAAAATGTTTATTGTTTTTGTTTTTTTCATAATGATGATAATTGTATTTCGGGCAATAAAATATAGATCAAGATTAAATTTTAGCGAATCAATCACAAACTTAGAATTCTCTCTTTTAAGACCCCAGGTAACTAAAAGTTTTGATGATGACTCGTACCCTCTCATCATTCATCAAACATACTCAAATGTAAACAAAATACCGTCTAAAGTTTATGAAAACATTAAACGTTTTGCTCCCTCGCACAAACATGTCGTGTACGACGATTTCTCTGCATTAAAATTTCTGAAGGAAAATTTTTCAAAAAATGTCTCAAGAGCATTTCAATCGTTGGTCCTTGGGGCTCACAAAGCGGACCTCTTTCGATACGCGGTTTTGTACATTGTTGGAGGAATCTATTTGGACATAAAAACCGAATTACTCGAAGACGTTTCCAAAACATTTCCTATCGTTACGAAAGATACAATAATAACTGTTCTTAGTAAAAACAGTGCCGAAATGTATCAGGGAGTTATTGCGGCAGCTCCAAGACAACCAATCTTCCTTTTCTTAATTGACGCAATTTTACAGAGTGGACCTAGTCCGCTTTACAAGCGATTCTGCCTTGATTTCTACTCATTCATATCCTTAGATGTTCAGCATTTGCCGATAGAGGGAGAGTCGAGAGGAAAAAGACAATCTTATCTTTTATATAAAGAGCACTGCATGGGTCAGTCGTGCAGCGACGGTCTTGACCGCTACGGATTCTGTTGCAAAATAAAAGATAAAGACTTAGTGGTGCGAATAAAAACGAGGTATGCTGATTACCCTTGGTTATAGATGTTTTAAATTGTTATATCTTTACTACCCGTCAAAACTACCTCCCGTCAAAACACTTGAAGCTTCTCCCCTATCTGAAAATGACATTATTGGAATGACAGAAAGCATTTCATTTTGACTTTGCCCTAACACTTGAGGAGGCCGAGGTCTCTTTCTTCCGCCGCCGCCGCCGCCAGTAGCTGAGAGTAAATGCGTAATGTGCCTTTTGCATAAGCTGCATGCGCTCTTGTTTTCGCTAAGCCACTTTATTGCGCACGGTGTGTGAAAAAAATGTTTGCATTGCAGAATAGAAATTTCATCGTTTTCTTTAAAATCTTCCAAGCATGTGCTGCATTTCGTGTCGCCGCCTGGCCTTAGAGACATATAGCTCTGGTAAGCTGCATTCTCAAAAACAATTGGGACTAAAAGCTTTTTGTCGTCGGTGTGCACTTTGATCACACTTTCAAGATTATTTTGCTCGATTGCGTGATTTTCCTGCGATCTTTCCAACTCTTCGTTTTCTTCCTCCAAAGTAAAAACTTGATTTGCAATTCGAATTGATTTTTTCATAGCAATGGACAAGAGTCGAATTACAGTGGTTGATGAAGTAATGCTTTCTGAAATTACGTTTGCTTTTGAAATTCCAGCTTTATCCATTCTTTGAATTTTTGTAATTAAGTCATCCGAAACAAGCATCATGCTAGCAATAAGCGATTGAATGCTCTTTACATCCCCTTGGAGATCAATGTCTTCGCTGGTTTCGTCGTCCGACATTTTTTGTTTTTAAAAATATAATATATTATTATTAATAAACTTATTATTTAATTCTTATAATTACAAAATGGCAACTAATTTCGCCGAGTTTTACAACACTGCGGTGCAAGATGCGGCACTTCAAAGCCATGAAAGGATGATAAATTATGCGAGTGATCAGATCGCGCACTTTGAAAATTTTATTCAATTTCGCATGCCATATATTGTTCAAGAGCACGGTCGACTTGACATTTTGTGCATGGAAACGAAAGAGCGGCATTACATAACATTAACAAATGTGGTTTCTAAACGGCCGGTTTTCGACAATTCGGATCCTTCCGTCCGCGCACTGCGAGCAGGGTTGCTTGACGTTTTGAAGCCAGAAGAAGCGCGAGACAGAGGATTAACATATTCAGGCCGCGTTCTCGTTGACGTGGAGCACACGATTTTTTCTACTGATGAGCGTGGTGTGGCTCTCGAGCAAAAAAGTCCAATGACCGTTTATAGAGAAATGCCTCTTTTTGAAATGCCAATGATGCTGAAAAGCAAATTTTGCCATGCTTTTGTCGACGCAAAAAAAGAGTGCTGGCTCGACATGGGAGGCTATTTTATTGTTCGCGGAAACCCGAAAGTTCTGCAGCCGCAAAAGACGCAAAGAATCAATGTTCACTTGGTAAAAGGGATTACTCGCGGCGCCGTCGACGCGGACATTCGTTCTTTGCGAGCAGATGAAAAGTATAGGTCTACATCCACTCTTTACATTCATTTGGTGGGAAGCCCTTCTTCAATTACCGTCGACGTGCCCTTCCTCGAAACCGGCATGCCAATTGTTGCAATTTTTCGCATGCTAGGATTTGAAACACAGGAATTGATTGAGAGCATTTTGTGGTGTGGCGAGGCGCGCGAGCAGGACCAGGACTCAATCGAACGAATGGAGGCGAAACGCCGCGTCTTCTCCACAAACTTTGGACATCCGCTCGCGTTCTTGCCCTTAATTCAGGTATTTGACGCAGCCGCGGTAGGGCTTCGCTGCCCTGACCCGTCGCCCGAAAAATTGCGCAAGCAGGTCATGCAGCAAATTACTGGAGAACTTCTTCCGCACGTTGGATACGACGATTTGCCGCTGACGCGCCTGAAGAAAGCAGTGTATTTGAGTATTATAATACGCAGAATGATCGACGTGCACCTCGGTTACGAGGAGAAGGACGACCGAGATTTTGAGGGCTACAAATCGGTTCAAATGAGTGCTGGAATTCTTAGCGTCATGTTTCGTCAACAGTTTGCAGCCTCCATGAAATTGCTGAGAAACAGCGTGTACAAGAGGAGCAAGTTAGGAAAGAGTCTTGATCTTTCTGTAATTCTCGGCGGCAGCGACACCTTGACGCGCGACATTCTTAAAGCTTTTTCGGAAGGAGAGGTGACGGTGCAAAAAGACGCTTCAAATGCAGGAACGAGCGTTATTCAACTTGCAATCCAAGTAAATCCGCTGGGAATTCAAACTCACATTCAACGAGTTTCAACACCTCTTCCGCGAGCAGGCAAGTATAAGCAGTTGCGAGGGGTCGACGCGACGCAGCTATTCTGTTTTTGCCCCGCAGAAACTCCAGAGGGCGAAGGCTGTGGACTTTTGCAAAATCTGGCTACATTTGCACACGTCCGCGTGGGCACAGACCTCAAAATTGTGGAAAGAAGCTTGCAAGGGCTTGCGGGGTTCGCGGCTTCGGTTCGCGGTAAGCTTGGGTACCCACCATTTTCTCTAGGGACCGACGACCTCGTCAAGCCGTTCCAGACATTAAGCGATTTGCAGGAAACGTGGGGCGTGAAGCCAACAATTATTTTCGTAAATTCGGACCCTGTGGCAGTGACTGTACATGTTAATGAGTTTGTCGATGCTGCCAGGCTCGCGAGACGACACGGGTATCTTCCTTTCGATTGCAGCATTGTAAGGGCGCCACAGGGTGTTTGCATATCGACGGACATGGGCGTGGTCACATTCCCCTTAATCTACCTCGACTCTCTGCACCTCCTCACGGAAGCTTTGGATTCTGCACGCGGAGGTCGCGAGGAACTGTGGGCAGCGATGAGACGTTTGGGAATTGTCGAGTACATTGATTCGTGGGAAATGCTTGAATACCGCGTGGCCTTCAAGCCAGAAGAGGTCGACCGAGCAATAGAATTGGGCGACAAATTCCCCTACTCGCACATGGCCGTTCACCCCGCTTCGTTCCTGGGCACGTGCGCATCCTCTGTGCCCTTTTCGGACCACGACCAGGCGCCGCGAGTTTCTTATCAGAGCGGAATGCTTAAGCAAGCGGTCTCAACACCAGCGACCAACATCGCCGATCGTATGGACTTTGGGTACGCTCACGTTTTGTGGTACCCGCAGCGTCCCATGGCAGACACGTCCATCGCGCACGCCAAGAAGATCAACGACTGGCCCATGGGGGAAAACTTTATCGTCGCAATCGCTCCGTTTCAAGGCCTGAGCCAGGAAGACAGCATAATTCGCAATCGAGCATCAGTCGAGCGCGGATCAGGGCGTATTTCAGTATATAGAATGCTTAAAACAGTGGCGAGAAAGCGCGGCACGGAACAGGAAATGTTTGAGCATCCGCATTTTCTTGGAATCGACAAAAACTTGTCGCCGTGCGAAGGAGTGCGCGGAAATGTATGTTACGAGAAGATCGGGATGGACGGTTTGCCTGAACCAGGAACTCCGATCATGAACAACGACGTAATTGTGGGCAAAGTCGCGCATACTCAAGAGGTGCAGGCTGATGGCAGCGTCAAGGACGTTCGACGCGACAAGTCAGTGATTATGTGCTGCGAAGAGTCAGAGACATTTATTATCGACAAGGTTATGGTGTCGACGACAAAGGAGGGCATGAGGACAGTGCGAATTCGCGCCAGAACCACGAGATGTCCTCAGGAAGGAGATAAGCTGAGCTCGAGGCACGGTCAAAAAGGAACTATTGGGGTTTTGATGAATGAGGAGGACATGCCGTTTGTAATGAATGGTCCTAATGCGGGAATGCGCACGGACGTGATTATTAATCTGCATTGCATGAACGGTCGAATGACTGTGGGTTGGCTTTTAGAAATGGTCATGTCAAATTTGGGAGTCGTCAAGGGCAATTTTATAGACGCAACTCCTTTTCGAAAGGTCAATGCGAAATGGGCGGTCGAGGAGTTAATCAAATGTGGATTCGGCGTCGAGGAAACCATGTGTAACGGGTTGACCGGTGACGTCATGGAGGGAAAATGGTTTATCGGAAGCTCTTTTTACCAAATGCTGAAACACATGGTTTTGGACAAGGTAACGTCTCGGCAGCGCGGGGGCCGCGCAGCGCTGACGCGTCAACCTCTTGATGGACGAGCTAATAAGGGCGGACAGAGACTGGGAGAAATGGAGAAGGACGCTCTACTATCTCACGGTGCAGCCTATGTCTTGGACGACAGGTCGCGCATCGCATCCGATGCCCATTCTGCTCTCGTTTGCAAAACGTGTGGACACGTCGGCGAAAGCAGAGACGAAACTTTGCGAACTTTAACGTTCGATGTCAAGAATTCCGGAATACAATGCGCGCTTTGTGGGGCCAAAAATTCGTCCGTAACGCTTCCCACTACGTATTGCTACTCTGGACTTTTGCTGAGAGAACTTGCAACAGTCGGGATCAAGGTAATGCACAGTTTCGCGTCTTCTTCCATTTCTTCCGGCTCAAAACAAATCAAAGAAGAGGACACAAGAGTACAAGACAATGAAGAAGATAATGACAATGATGAAGAATTGGAAAAACTTTTAGTCGAATATGATGAAGTAAAGTCCGAGCAACAAGTTCGTGTATCTGCAATAAAATCGGACCTAAAAACGAACAAAAATTGGATGAGTTCTATTTCAGCAACGGACGCAATGAGTGAAGACTGAAAATAGAAGTAAAGGCCAGTTCAATCTCGGGCTGGGGGGTCTTTGCCTTGAAAGAAATTAAAAAGGGAGATACGGTAGGCGAATACAAGGAGAACTTTTAACGTTGAAACAATTTGAAGAGCGATATCCTATTGACGATTCAAAGTATGTTTTGGATATCGGTGACGGTTTTCTTTTGGATGGGATAAAAGCAACTTTGCAAGATACATAAATTCTCCTAGAGGAACTCGTAAAAGATCTAACGTTCAATTCGTAAAAAAAGGTCTGATTGTTGCACTCAAAAAAAAATGTATTAACGAAGAGCTGCTTGCTTCGTATGGAAAAAAGTATTTTTGGAGATAATATAAAAATGCTTCCGCTTCTGCGCCCTGAAAGTACGTGGTTTGTGTACATGTTGCTGCATATTAAATCAACGATTCCTTACATTGGAAAAACAAACAATTTAACTCGAAGACTTCGACAACACAATGGAGAAATTTCAGGTGGTGCGAAAAGAACACACCGAGCACTGACGGACGACTTCAAGTGGCGTAGAGTTTTGCACGTAAAGGGATTTATCGACGAACGAGCAGCTCTTCATTTTGAAAACAGATTTCAAAGGGAGAGGCGCAAAGCGTCGGCATCTGCTTCCAATCAAAATACAAAAAATCCATTGTGGAAGGGACTCGAGGCTTTAAAAGCAGTCATGGAGTGCACTCGTCCAACACGGGCTGCGCGGCCTTTAAAAGAATATGGAGTTGAAATCGTGTTTGAAAATGAAGAGGCTGAATCTTTGTACGCGGGCGTGAAATGCATAGAAAAAGTAAAAGATAAAGAATGAAAAAACTTTACGTAATACCCTTTTTAATTGGTCTTTTCTTTCTGATCCGATATTACATCATTCTCCAGTACCTTCCAGTGAAGAAAATCGCCCCGATCAAGGACGGAACGTTATGCCCTGACATTTTCGGACTTTATGATAAGGAAATTCCTTTTCTTTCGGTACCCGAAAAAGCGTATTTTGCAATACCATCAAGTGTGCACCAAACTACTGATTCCGGAACAGTTTCTTTGAGCATAAAAAATGACGGAGTATTAGAGTACAGATTGAATGGCGTCTTGATATGGGCATCTGACGATGCGGGCAAAGTGTCTTGGGCTCATGGGGTCAGGGTTGACGAAGGAGACGATTTGGACATTGAAGTAAGCGCTATAACTAAAAGTCCGGGTGGCGATTTTAGCCTTACGCTTCATCCATTCGCACTTTATCAGCGTAACAGCAACACGCTTAACAACTTTAAAAGAGTATGGGATCTGGAGGGTTGGGAAAGCAATTTCCGGCCAATTAATGATCATCCGTCTGGTTCTATCTTTCTGATTTCGGAAAATAGACACATGCAAGTTTCACTAATTTCGAATGGTGATGTTGTGGTGGTTGAGAAAACATCCATGTCATCTCCTCCCAAAGTAAAAATGAGTTTGCTGGAATCTTTCTGCAATGACTAAATTATTTTTGTTGTGCAATGATTAGGAAAAAAAGTCGTCGAAATCATTAAATTTTTTAAAGGAACACTGCAATATTTCTATATTCTTACGCATCGTAAGTAATTCTGTTTCAAGTAAATGTATTTTATCTGAATTGTTTTTGAGCTGATAAACTAAGTTTATCAAATGAGCATTTACAGACTCCTCGATTGATTTTCGAAATTTCTCGTTTTCCTTATTTTGATTCAAAATACTTTTATCTATAACGGTTGCAAAAATTTCCAGTTGCTTGTTTATCATTTTATTTTGAAAATCAAGTTTTACTTGCGTGCGTTGAACACAATTAACTTCAGTAATGTATGAAATATCGTCATCGTTGTTGCACGAAACAAACGGAAAGCTCGACATTTTTTTATAAAGTTATATTTATTTAAAGGGTAATTTATTTAAATAAAAATCATGTTTTTAGAATATAAAAAATTTTCTTTTAATGCAATCGCTCCAATTAGAAGCAGCGACGGTGCAGCGGGGTATGATCTTTGCGCTTGTGAAGACGCAACGGTTGGGAGCAAAAAAAGATGTTTAATAAAGACAGATCTTGCGATAAAGGTTCCATGCGGCACGTATGGTCGCATCGCGCCAAGGTCTGGATTGGCGTTAAAACATGGAATTGATGTTGGAGCTGGCGTTATTGATGAGGATTATCGAGGGAATGTTGGAATCATCTTATTTAATCACGGCGATTCAGATTATGCAATCAAGCAGGGCGAGCGCATTGCGCAACTAATTCTTGAAAAAATTGAAATTGTTCAAGTTGTAGAGGTTCAAGACTTTATTAAGACTGTGCGCGGAGAGCGGGGATATGGAAGCACCGATAAAAACGCATATGATTCGGGGTGTTAACTTATTGCTTATCCGGAGCGCAAAGCATAATTGCTAGGGAGAGCGCGGACAGTAGATGCCACGCTGAGTGAAAAAATATATAGGACGGTCTTTTGTAATCATTCCCGGACATGACGTAAAAGTAGATTGAGAGAGCAAATACTTCGCAGCTAAGCCAGTAATGCCATGTCTTTTGCTTTCTCGTCAAGTAATAAGGTAGAATGATTATTAGACAAATGTTTGCGACAGTTCCGTCAAGGCGCTGGAGGGAATTCTGATCTGGTAAATAGTGGTGCAATGTCGATACACAAAAGACAAACAGAACAAGAGCTGCGTTTTGTTCTTTCCTTGCAAACATGCATAACGCAAGGCTTAAATATGACAAATTAGTTAATTGAATTATATCCATCCATGTTTGTTTATTGTCCCTTTTATGTCTCTTTAAAAAAAAACTTACAAAACTCAACAAATGTTTGTAAAGAAAATAAAAAATAATAATAATGTCGATGCGAAATATCATTCGTGGTGGAATGTTGGAAAAGATCCCGGGAGCAGACATTAATGATAGAGTTGAAATTATCGAGTATGTCTCAAGTCTTCCGTATGCTGAAAGGATTTCTATCCTTTCTCACGAAAGCTCGCTCGGTTCACTTCTTTCGGATTCAATCTCACAATCACACACTCAAACCAACACCCTTAATTCTGGACAAGCATCCGATCAGATCTTATCAGGTGGAGGAATTTCTGATTTAGAAGAAAAGTCCGCAGCTCTCAAAGCCGCACAAGCTAAAATTGAAGCAGCAAAAGAATCGATCCGTGCAGAGGTTCTTGAAAACTCACAATCACATTTAAATTTTGAAGCAATTAAAACAAGTTCAGATACTCTTTTAGCTAATCGTTGCTCGCTTAATGAAGAAATTGTTGAAAAGACAAAACAAATGAAAGCTTTAGTAACTAAAGAAATAGAAAGCAATGCAAGGCTTGCTAAAGCGAATTCAGAATTGGAAGCTGCAATCATTGAAAAAAATGATGAAAGAACGAGACTTTTACAATCAGCAGCTGCTGAAGCAGAAATTGAACGATTAAGAAAGATCGAGGAAGCTCAAGCGGCCTTAGCCGCTTCTAAAGCTGCTGCTGAAGCGGCCTTAAAAGAAGCTGCTGAAAAAGCAGAAGTGACTGTAAAGAAAGCCGCTGAAGCAGCAGACCTTGTTAATCAAGAAGCTGCTGAAAAAGCAGAAGCAGCAAGGGAGGTTGCACTCAAAGAGGCTGAATATGCAAAGAATGCTGCGATAGTACAAGCCCAAGCAGGCGCTGAAGTTGAGAGGCTTGCAGCAGTTGAACAAGCTGAAGTTGAGAGGCTTGCAGCAGTTGAACAAGCTCAAACTTTACAGAAAAATGCGAATGCAGAAGCCCAAGCTGCAGAGGAAAGTGCAAACGCGGACAAAAAAACAATCGATGAAGAATTAAAAGTAGTAGAAACAACATTACATTTGGAAGTAGATCAAGCTGAATTTGGAAAACCATTAAAAGAGGACGAAGTACCGCCTTTACCCAGTTGTTCAGGTGAAGTAGTCGAACCAGAACCTCTGGCTCCTTCGGCTCCTTCTTTGCCTTCTCAGCCTACTTCTAAGCTTTCTGAATTACAACAACATTATAATACATTTCAAAATAAATATCCAAATTATCAAGGGTTTCGTACTGGCATAACTCCTCTGGGAACTGACATAGCTCCTCTGGGAGGAGGAGCGAAATTTAGACAAGACCTCGACGAACATTTCAGACCCTTAATGAACGAAAGAATTTTGCAAGAGTCTACGGAGCTGAAGCAAAAGCTTGAAGCCTCGTATGCTGAAAAGCTCGAAGAGTTAAAGACTCTGATTTTGTCAAAGCAGGTGGGGTTGACTGAAGAGCAAAAGAAAGAAATTAATGAGATTTTTGAAGCGTATATAGCGGAAACTCAGACTCAAGAGTCGTGGTTTCCGGATGTGAAGTTGTACGCAACCTACATGAAAAAATCTTTCGAAGACTTTTTGCATAATTCAACAATTGACTTTTCAAACAACATCGAGCGTGATGCGATCCAAGAACTTGAAGATTGTCTTTTAAGAGTAAAGTCATTTGGAGATAGAAAAGCGGCTTTAACTGTCGAAACGTGTGCGAGATCTTATATCTCTAAAATTGAAGATTTGAATTAATTTTTTTTGCAATCTTTTTTCACTAGTGTTTTAGTAGTGTTATGTTAAGTAAAACAAAAACAAATGGGCGACGAAAATGATGATCACCCCCCTCCCATGCCCCCGTTTCCGTCAGCATTAAATGTAAATAATCCGGCAGCGTCAGGCTGTCCGCCGTGTGCCCCGTGTGTCGGTGGTGTCGGTGCAGTCCCAGGCGCAAACGGAATGATGATGATGTATCCTCCATATTTGAATCAAATGAAATCGCGGTCAAAGAGTAAGAGAGGTGGTGGTAACGCAACTTTTTTCATAATGCTTGTTTCTGCCGGTTTCTTTGCTACCGGAGTTTGGTTTTCAGTCCGATTACCAAGTTACGCGCCTGGTGGATCCCGCGAGGATGCAAAAACGTTCACATTTGTGCAGATTCTTTCGACATCTTTAATTAGTGCGGGAGTTTTGCTTCTCGTAATAGCTTGGTTCACTGGAAAGTAAAGAAAAGAAAAAAATAATTTAACATGGACGCGTCGAAAATTGCTCTTGAAATTACGAAGGCAAACGCAAAACGAAAAATTAACTGGATCATTTTCGGAGTCGGCTTGGTCATGTTTATTGCTTCATACATGTATTTAAAGAAGGCAAATTATAAAATTAGTTCAATTTCCGCTGGCAATCCATTCGCTGTCTCGTACGCTGAAGCATTTAATTCAAAACAGCTGGACACAATTCAAAGTGTCCCAAATTTTCGACGTCTTGCGCCCTTCACTCCTTCAACGACGCCCGTGTCAAACAGAATGTTTTTGGGTGCTACTCTTTCAAACGATTACTTTATCTATTTTAATCCCGCAGAGTCGAGCAACAGATTATTGTTTGAAACGTTATCAAATTCAATTTACGTTCAGAACAATTTGTCTTCCATGACGTACCATATTGATCCGGCTGTCTTGGAAAAACAAAATTGGATATGGTACAAAAAAGCGCAAGTGTGGTTTCAAAAAATTAATTCCAATATTTTTACGATATCGGGCTTTGTTCCGTATACTTTAACATCCGGATACGGAGGAGTTGTCGTCTATAATGATTTAGACATTGTACTGGACGGCGTTCCGAGTACCCCAGTGTTAGTCCCATGGGAAAGCAACGTAATTCCGCCACTTATTGATTCATCATTGATTGCACCCGTGCACGCAACGTCATGGTACTCGAATGCATTGTCACCATCAAATTTTTATACCGCTTTATCAAACGGATTGCCGAATTCAAACGCCGGACGTGAATTAGTTGTTGGAGACGGAAATCTTTCGCAAATACCGTTTAGAGCACTTAACCATGTCTTTGTGCTAACTAGTTCAGATTTTACAGCGTCGAATATTAGCTTTTCGCGAACATCCTTAACTTCCGATCCTAGCTTTTCTTTGCCAACTACTGGAGCTCACAGTAGGTCTTATTATTTAAGAAATCCTGATAACTTAACCGACGGAACGTGTGCTAGCTTTGTTGGAATTGACGTACAATCTTCTAAACTTCATCCGTCTACAAAGCGAAACACGTGGATTGTTCTCAACGGAACGTGGACTGTTCTTCCAGAGTTTGTCTTTTTTGATTCGGCTAACAAGGAAAACCCAATGATTCTTAATATTCAAAGCAATGCAGCAAACATACCAATCACTCTTGCAAATCTTGCACATAGATGGTTGGTAATGAGCACAAAGCTGACAACAAACCCCACGATTGTAGAACCGAGTTTTGATTTTTTGACGTCTAATTTAGGAATACCATTAAACGCTTTCGGGAGACAAGGAATGACGGTCATGTCATCTACCAATTTAAGCACTTCAGTATTGCCTTACCGAACCATTTTGTCGGTCAAGGGTGATACCTCAAATAAATACTATTGGTTTGTCATGTATTCTGCATGGATTGCAGGATTCGTAGGCCAATCATTTATCACTGACATCACTGGGTACTCTAATTATGCTTGGACAAACGTCGGAGCAGACCTGACTGCGACGCTGGCGATGGCAGATCTTACCAAAACATTCTTATACGTTATGATCTCGAGTCAAGCAAAGTTAAATATTTGTTCAAGGACAACATCTTACAGTTTTATTCTCGTGGTGGTCGGATCCCAGAATAACTTTTCTGGCGATCAATCCATTCAAATCTTCAGAGACAATGCCTCACTTGTTGAAACATTGACGAACACTCTCAATGACACTGTTGACCCGAATTCAACACACTCAAATTCATTTTGGGGACTGACGCCGCAATATTGGCCAACAGCTTCAGTATCGTATCTCATAAAAGTCGCTGGTCACGCTACCACTTCACCCATAACTGTTTCCCCTCCGTTTGGATACAGTAAATCATTCATAAATTCTATTTAATCATTACAGTATGTATTTGTAAAAAAAAAAAAAAGAAATGATGGAACTCTCTGCTTTCTTACTAGTCCTTCTGCTTTTAACAATTTTTAATTTTTCTTACCTTGCGAATTGCGGCATTCTCGTTCCTAAATATTTTTGGGATCAAGCATCTGTCATTAATGAAAAGAATGCCTTTACCCATCCTCACGCAGTGTCTAACTCAACTAAACTGGAAAAAGACCCATTAAACGTTGCAGACTTTCGCTTTGAACAGTTTTACACCAAAGACGATGCGCAAAAAATATCTAAACGCGTCATGGCGCAAAAGCATTTCTGGGAACGGCGTAATGTGGCAATGTTTACCTTGGGCACGAGTTCGTACGTGGACGGCGCATCTTCAATCGAATACCAGAAAAAATCCGCTGAATCAAATCCGAGAATGCTTGAATTGTTTGGTGACGTAGAACAGAGAATCATAAAATATTTTTCGCATCGCGCACCCACGGCGACCATTAAATTTAGAAAAAACGCGGCATTGCCTGGCTTCCACATTTTTGAGTGCAACAAGTTATTTTCAAGTCCAGTTGCATCAGTGCACCGGGACTTGCAGTTCCAGCGCCTGGCTTACGAAAAAACAGAAAAAATTGATTTTAAAAATACATTGAGTTTTACAATAGCTCTTCAGCTCCCTAAATCTGGATCTGGTTTGTACATGATCGACCTTCCTCCGATTCCTAATGCCGTGCAGCTTTTTATTCCCAGGCCATTGATCACTGCAGTGGCAGAAAAGACTAAAATTGAGTACAAGGTCGGGTACATTGTGTGTCACAATGGTCAGCATACGCACATGATTGCGCCGAGCGCGTGGGACGGCACCGACACGTACCGCATTACAATTCAGGGGCACGGTGTTTACGATTCGGACAAGAAAACGTGGTACATGTACTGGTAAAACTAGCTTTTTTTTAAATTCATACTTAACAAAATTACCGATTGATTAGTTTCCAAACGCGATTGTGCCCAACCGCAAACAAATGTTTTAAATCATTGCGATTCTCAATCTTGTCTTTTATTGCTATGGCAACATCTAAATGTCCGTGAAAAGTTCCAAAAGAATTGTTTATGAACAAGGATGCGTCATCAAGAACGAGGAATCCATTATTCTTGAGCAATTTCGTAAATACATCTATATCTGCACAAACAATATCGTAATCGTGACAGCCATCAATGTACACAATGTCAAACGGTCCCCGGCAAAATGCGTCCTTCCGCGCATTTTCACAAGTCGAAGATCCTTTAATGATTTCGGTATTATGAAATGTAGCACCCATTATATTGTAATTTTTTTTGATTGCTTTAAGATAATCTACGTCATCGTAAGTACTGTATTTATCTCCCATTGTTGATAATGGAGTCAAGCCTACTATATTTACATGCTTATTTTGCAGTGTTGCAAATCGTTGTACTAAAGCAAGGACCCTACCTTTATAAACTCCTATTTCTAAGAATGAAAAGGTATCTGGCATGGACTTGACGAGAAGCCACCAGTTCCAGCAGAATGCAACTTCCCCAAAACCCTCTGCATTGTAAAACATTTCAAGCGTTTCACCTTTCACATTTTGATCAAACTCTTTGTATATCACTTCACACCTGTGTGCATCTTCTTGTGCGTAATACCTCTCAACTTCGTCTATAGTGTCAAACATTATTTTTAAATTACAGACTTTTTATATATATAGATTTACAAAAAAATGTTTTTAATAAACGTTTATTTTAAACAAACGTAAATTAATTAATTAAGCCGCAAGCCGGAGTATATATACCGTGTTAATACCTAATTTATTATATAATAATAATAGTCTTGTCCGAGTGGTTAAGGAGGCGGTCTCAAGTTCCGCTGCAGCAATGCGCGAGGGTTCGAATCCCTTAGACTATATTATATTTTATTTTAGGACGCGAATAGTTCAGCGGTAGAATGAGGGTCTTCCACACCCTTGACTCGGGTTCGACTCCCGGTTCGCGTAGCATTTTTTTTTTGCCTTTATAAACGTAAATTATAAAGCCACTTTTTTTGTCCCCTTGCGCGAAAAAAAGAAAAAGAAAGAATGGCAGAAGTTTTAAAATCTTCCGTCTCTATTTTTGGCGGCTCTTTGTTTGTTTTATTTTCAATTGGGGGAATTTTAGGAATCCTTTATTTGATATGTTTTGCGATAATGAATGAGATTCACAAGAAAAACGATAATGGAAAAGGTGGGATATGGACAAACAACGTTGGCCTTGACGCTTTTCTTCTACTTTTAATTGTTTTTGCTGTCATTCAAATTTTTGTTCAAGGGTCGGCATATCGGTCTTCGCGACCGAAACAACAAGAATATAATGTTGAAAGGTTTTATCAAAAATAATTCTTATATATTAGTAGCTAGAAAAACAACGTTGCATTTATAACAAAAAGTCCAATTTTTATATTCCGTGCTTTGCGAAGCAATTAATCGATTTTTACACGTTGGACATTGATCATCATACTTTAATTGTTCATCAGAATTATTTACTGTCGGTTTTGAAAAGCGACAACCCATTTTGCAGCTTTTTAAATCTTTTTGCGTTCCAAATTATTTACTTTTTAACTAAAAGTTATTAACAAAAAAAAATGAAATTAAATTTAAACACAACAGTATGGGGTCCTTCCTTGTGGCGTGTTTTACACAGCTTGTCTTTTTCAATTGAAGATGGAAATAAGAATGACCGAAAGAATTTTATAGATGTTTTGGAGTCTCTTCGATCCCTGCTTCCATGTGAAGATTGTAGACAACATTTTTGCGCGTATATAAAAGAGAACAATCCGAATGACGCAGCAGATTTAGCTGTTTGGACATTCGACTTCCATAATGCGGTAAATACACGCTTAGGAAAACCTCAGTACGGATTTAATGATGTTTCGAAACTCTACATGGATAATCACTGTGACATGAAGTGCGCGTCATCGCGAAGCGCGTCATCGCGAGATAAATTAAAGAATAATGGTGAAAAAATGGATTATGGAATGCTAATTCTCTTGATTGTTATTATGTGTATTTCGACAAGTTTTGTCGTGGTCATGCGCTCAAGAAGATAAAAAAAAGAGAATGGATCGCCGCGCTCTTGAAACGGGAATTGTTCACGAACTTCCACAAGAAATTCAAACAAAATGGTTTGACTCTCCAAACAATGGAAACTTTGGGCGAATGGGCGTAAACGGTGAAGGATCGTGTTTTTTTCACTCCGTCCTTACAATTTTGAATCCAAACGATTTTATAAATTTGTCCGAGGACAAGCAAATTAAAATTGCTAACAAATTTCGGTCAAGTTTTAGCAAACGATTTACTTTAGATGAATTTCGCGTCCTGACTGAAAAAACGGACGAAAAGGATGTTCTTCGCGGGCGGGGAGGTGAAGCGAAAAGAAAGAGGGATGTTCAAAAAGGATTTAAGGATGCTCAAAAGGCGTTTTGTGATCCCAAAGTGTGGGCGGATGAGACCAATATTCGCCTCGTATCTAAGTTACTAAATTTAAACTTGGTTTTTGTGGACTTCTCAAAGAAAAGCCATGTTTACTGCACGATGCACGGCGACGAAGCTCTTAAAAATTTAGACGAATGCGACCCAGTTCACGAGCTTCAAAAAACGGGAATTATTGCGTGGATAGACCGTTCACATTTTGAGCCGATCGTTCGCATTGATTCAAACAAGACCGGCGAAATTACTGCATTGTTTGACCCTAACCTCGAGCGAGACGCTCACTTTCTACTGCATTTCATGAACACTTACAAAAAAGAGTGCAATTTATAATACCTCTCTTTACCTATCCCCGCGCAAAAAAGGTCCAAAAAGTGCAGTTGACCCAATAAAGATAGCGCCAGATGCCGCGACAAAACTAGACATTCTCGACCTGTCCTCCCCTGCTCTAAAATTTAGAAAGTCGGCCTTCTTCATGCCAGATTCGGTAAACAAAAGCTTTTCGGTTTCAAGCTGGTCCGTTGATGACGTTTGCGCTGTGTAGTAATACCACAAAAAGTAAATTATAGGCAGTGCAGTTAGCCATAAAGGAATGTAGAGCGGTCGCGGACGGTCACCTCGCCTCTCGCTCTCCCTCTGACCCAGATTAATTACTATTAGAATGATTGAAATGCAGAGAGAAAATCCGAGAACCCAGAATACATTGAGTTTTGAGCAGTTTTCCGCAATCGTGCTGCCAAGATCGCTGTCAATAAAATTTCGAAGTGGAACTGAGCATTCTCCTCTCATCTTTTTGTTTTTTTGTTTTGTGTCTGAACTAAAAAACAAAAGAAAAAAATGGATCCTCAGGCAATTCAAACCTCACTTCCCCCCATTGACAATTTAAAAAATTCGTTAATTCTTTATTATCGCCCGTCATGTCCAGCGTGCATTGTCTGTGTACCTACTTTTGAAAAAGTCCCGAGTGCTTTAAGAGACGCGGGCTTACGTGATGTTTCAATTTACATGATTAACACAAACGGCATTGATATTACAAAAGCAGTGGGCGGAGAAATAAAAACCGTTCCGAAAATTGTATACGTAAATTCAGAAGGCACTGCGTTTGTGTATCCAAAAACAGATAGAACAGTTCAAAAAATAGTACAGTTTGTTAAAAAGCCGTCATCTTTAAGTGGTGGACTTTTTGGAACGCTTGGCAATTTAATAAACGATTTGTTTGTATCTGGATTAAGTGGAGGCGCAAAGAGTGTGAGGGGCGCAAAGAAAAAGAGGGGCGCAAAGAGTATGGTGAGGCGATCAAAGGGAAAAAAATCTCGCAAACGTAATGCAAACAAACGATCACCTCGCAAAAAATCACCGATTAAGAAGAGGACAATTTAAAATAAATTTTCTCAAGAATATCTTCCTGTTTTTGTAACTGCACGAGCACTTTACAGTTTAACACCCTTATTTTACTTAATTCATCGTTCAGAACATCGTTCAGAACATTCATGAGCATAAACATTTTTTCCTCTCTAACATTTTTCTTATAAAGATCCTGTTCAATTGTGCTGTGCATTCTCCTGACGTAGTCAGTAACAGGGTTTGCACTTAATGTATTTAATTTATCCATTTTTTAAATAATACAATATATTATTTTTTATTTTACAACATAAAAATGGACTCTCTTATTTTTGTGCCGCTTGAACCTATTCCAACATCACTTCGAGTTCTATGGATCAAAAAGCTTTCAAGTACTTTGAAAAGTCGCAAAGTCGAGCATTTTGACGAGCACGCCAGAAAGCTTGAACACTACTGTAATATTAATCGCCAATGTCGCGTTAAGCTGGAAGAAGGCGTGGGCGCTTTTAAATATGGATCAGAGATTCTCCTCGAATTCGATTCTCCGACTAACCACGCCGCAGCGGCGGTTTTTTCCTACACTGCTTCCATTGAAAGAGCGTTTTGGATTTGCGAAAGCGTTTCTTCAAAAACATTGCAAGATGGATTAAGAGACATTAGTACATTACTTGCTGAAAAAGACGAGGACTTGTGCGAGAATACTGAGCATGCCGAGTGGGAGTCCGGATTCTACCAGAGGCAGAATGAGGCTAAGGCTTTTTTAAAGGTAGGCAAGGACGAGATCAAAACCAGCGGACTGTTTTCGTGCGTAGCGTGCAAAAGTTTCGACGTTGACGTGGAGCAGAAGCAGTGCAGATCGTCTGACGAGGGAATGGACGTGTTTATTTCGTGTAACCGGTGCGGAAAGAGGTCTCGTATTCGCGGTTAAGCATAAATTGGACGAAATTCGCGAGGCAAAAAGGGGGCCATGTTTTTGGCAAGGTTTCCTTGCACCAAAAAATACAATACCCGAAACAAGACTCCTGCCAAACTTAGTTCCAACCATGGCAAAAAGTTTCGACTGTACTGCGTCAAGAACGAAAGGAAAACTACATTTGCAAACAGTTGAAAAATTAAAAATTCAAAGTTTGCGACTCTAAATTGCGGGGCGGTTCTGTACTGTATGCTCCTCACAATAAAATCAACAAAAATACCGCACGCGGCTCCTAGAAAGGCGCCACACATCATTGTAGACAGTGTAAAGGTATTGATCTTAAAATTACCATCCTTGTAGATCGAATCCTTAAATAAAGTTTTTAGTTCTTTAGGCCATTCTTTTTCGGGAATAGAAAAAGGGGTGGGCGCGTAAGTAATTTGGTTTGCGTAGTCTTCAAGTGTGGTTTCTGTGGCTGACACCATTTTGTTTTTTTTTTGTTTGTAACACTTTTTTATTTTTAAACCTTTTTAAGACGATGCCTTTTCCATCCACTTAATTGCAAAATCGCGGTCTAGCCCCTGTGGAGTGACAAATGGAACAACGGGTTTAGGTCTTGACATGCATTCATGAACTGTTTGCATCCGCGGTCTCATTTGTGGAATAAATTCTTCGCCGCTTCCTGCACCAATTCCCTTGTTTTGAAACAAAATTGTAGGTTTCCACGTCTTCACTTTTCCGCGTTGAGTTATCCAGCTCATGCTCGCATGCGGATTATAAAATGGGTTAAGCGCTCTTGAGTAAACAAGTGCGGTTAAGATTGCGTCTCCCTGAACGTGTCCGAGTACTTCGAGTTCAGCACCGCTGGCCCACATTTGCGGTGCAGCAGAGGAAATTGATACGTCTTTTCCTGCTAATCCCATTGCTTTTGCCGCGCTGTTTAAGGAAAACATGCAGCCCAAGTCGGAAGAGGACGCGAACGGGACGTCGATGTGGTGCATTGTTAGGTATACACACATACGCTTGTGCGCATCGTCCTGGACGGACCCGTGAAGGGCTCTGAAATCTACAGCTGTTCCTCCCCAAGACAGGACGACCCCTCCGTGGCAAACGTGGTAGTACAAATCATCTATTAATTCGCTCAAGGCATATTGTGAAAGATGGGGACTTGCAAGTCTGCTTCCGTCTTCTGAAGGTGACCAATACGTTCTAGTCCTTCCTGTTTCAAGATTGCATGTAGCCGCGCACGTAACTTTGGGCTTACTTGGTAATTCCCACGAAACATCTCCGTCGTATGGTGGAACCAATTTGTCCAATTCAACGTCAAACGCTAGGACAGACATTTTTTATTTGCACATATTTAAAACTTAAAATATATTTTTTAGCTTTGAACTAACTCTTACTCTCTAGCTTCATTATTAAAAAAGCTAAAAAAAATCTTTCTGTATCGTAATAAGTAAAGATACAAAAGTGTAGCTTTTTTAGAAAAAAAAAACAAAATATAGTAATTTTTAAATAGCACTACACTAATAAATGAATAAGAGTAAAACTTGGGTGCTTGAAGCATGGGATCCGCAATCAATGCCAATCGATGCTACAATTTTAATAGTTGGAAAAAGACATACAGGCAAAACTGTTTTAACGAGGGCGTTAATGTACGAGATGCGGAAAAAACTTGATGTTTGCATGGGAATGAATCCACTCGAGAGAGGTAATCACAACTTGTCTTTTTTTTGTCCCAAGGCTTTTGTGTTTGACAATTTTAATGACGAAAAATTAGGACACTTGCTTGCTTGGCAGACGTGCGCAATGAAAAACGGAAAAGCTCACAAGATAGGATTTGTAATGGATGACTGCGCGTCCGAAACCACACTGGCATCTGGAGGAAAAAGGAAGAAGGCCATGGCAAGCGCCGACATTGGGAAACTTTTTAAGCTAGGCCGTCACTTAAAGCTGTTTTACATTAATGCAATGCAGGACGTGAAGAATGCGCCTCCAGACATTAGAGGAAACGTTGATCTCTTATTTGCTTTCAACACGAACTCGGGAGCTGAACGAGCAAAGCTTCATCAGGAGTTCTTTGGAATGTTTTCCACATTCAAAAATTTTAATCAGGTCTTTGATGCTGGTGCCCAGGGATATGATTGCATTGTTTTAGACACGCGCAAGGCGGCCACAGACCCAGAACACTGCATCATGTTTTATCGCGCGCCTCTCATCACCGAGCCTTTCCGAGTCGGACGAGAAATTTTTTACAAGCTTTCCGACTATTTTTTCGAAGACAAGAATGATTACTCGATGGATCCTTCGCGAATTCTTGGACTTTCATCGTCAGACAAGCCAAATTTCATGGTGAGAAAAAAGCAACAAAATAGAGAAGAAGATAACGAAGAGGAGTAGTTGACAGGACCAGACAGAAAGAATAATATAATTTTAATTATATTGAATAAAGAAGAAGAAAACAAAACGAAAAGGAGTAAAATAAAAATTTAAAATTAAATGCCACCTCCACTGTGCGCTGTAGGCCAAAGTTTGATTGAAGGTGCGTGTTTTGCCCAGTGTCCCCAGTATTACACTGAGGCAACCTATCTTTCTCCTTCGGCCTGCGTTTCAAATGTGGAATGCCCCACGGGCTTTGCTTCGGGAGGAGATTTCACTATTTGCCAGAAGCCGACACTTTCACGTACAGTGGTAAATCCCGACGGGACGACAGGAGACTGTGCAACAGGGTTCACTTTTTGGGACAACGTTTGCTCTTCCGTGTGTCCAGATGGTTATAGTATTTTTGACGGAACTACGTGTACAGAAGATTGCCCGTCAGGCTTTTTGGAAAATTCGCAAAATTGTTTCAAGCCAGTGACGATTCGAGACCCTCTGCCGTCGACATGTCCGACACATTACGTTGCTTCCGACGAAAACATTTGCGTTTCCACACTCCCTCCTTTTAATTCAAAACTCTTGTGGCTTGTAATCGGCATTGGTATTGTCACACTATTCTTAATCCTTTTCTTGACAAAGGACATAACTTTTAATTTCGAGTCGAAATCTAAGCCAGTTCCGATTACGTTTAATGACGAATTAGTTCCACAACCTAACTCGATTGAAGGCGAAATTCCGACTCGATTTTTAATCGATCAATTAAAAACTCATAGAAAAATTCCAACAAGTACGCTAACTAAGCCGACTAACTCAACTCTTCAACAACAACACTTACAAACACTACAAACACAAACAAACAACTTTCCTGAGTCTCCATCGTCTGAGCACTCATCAATGTCATCTGGTTCTGATTCTGGTTCACAAAACTCTTCAGGCTCAGTGGACGAAAATTGGATGCAAACACAAAGTTTCTTTTATAGAAATCAATAATCAATTTAATTTAGGCAGACGCGGTCAGGTTAGGTAATGAAGCCTCAGACGCAGTCAGGTTAGGTAATAAAGCATCAGACGCAGGCAAATCTAAAACTATTTTGGGCTTTTCTAATTTTGAAAGTGTTACAATTACGAATATTGCGAGCAACAAGAGGACACATCCGATTATTTCCTTAATGTATGGTATAACGAAAAGCAAAGAAATTTCTTCTTCGGATTTTGGATTGATTATTGCGTGCCAAGACCTTTCAATGTAATGAGCCTCTTCCGGAAATCTGTGCGTAGAAACCATGTTCAAAAGTTTTGTGTACATGGAAAGTGGACGATTTCGAAGTTTTGAACGTCCGGCCATAAACATCCCTTTCAAAGTAATGTTCTCAGCATCGCCGAGAAGCTCCTTTAAATGAAAATCATACCATTTTCCGAACGGACGCTGGCTGGCTTGTCTTATTGTCTGATTTCCGTCGCGATTTCGAACATCAGAGCAATTATACTGGTCCACTTGCTTCTTTCGACTAAAATCGACATATGTCGATTTAAAAATCCAAGGAATCGATATGACGGCAGTTGTTTCCTCGTCTGGTTTGTTTTTTTTAAGAGCGATCATAAGGGACTGCATAAGCACGAGGAGCCTGGGACGCTTCGTTTCATCGTCGTACGCGGACCCCGGCAAAAACAATGTACTTGGAAACAAAGAATCGTACCGGGAAACAATGTGGTGTAAGTACGTGTGGTCACAAACTCCGACATTTTCAAGCTGAATAATATTTACGCGAGACTTTCGCAGTTCCAATCGCCTCATATATTTATTATTGTCGTTAGGGTCAATAATAACGGGGGTGTTTCCCTTGTTGTAAACCGTTATCTTTACATTATACTCACTAGTTTTTTCTAGTATTTCTTGTAACCAAGTTAGATTTTCATTGTATCTCGCCACAACAATTTCCATTTTTCTATTTATAGATTTTTAGTTATGTTGTGTTAATATTTATAACAAAACTTTTTTTTTACAATACAATTTAGATATTTAACACAAATTTAAACCCGAGCGCGCTTCCGTTTTGATTGTCTCTGTGCTTGTTCTACACTTGATGATCTCGATATTGCTAAAAGAGTTAATGCAGCATTTGACTGCACTAGCTTCTCAATGCAATTAATTTGCGAAGTGTTGTTGGAGCAGCAGCAGTGCTGAATGGAGGAAGACCTGTAATGGTAATCTAAAGCCTCTGAACATGAGTCGCACAGACCACTCGTCTTTGTCATTGCCAGCGGATCAAGATAGTAATTTCCGCACATTGCCGCCGCAATGCAAGGGTTAGGGTCAAATTGTTGCTCATTGACAGCAGGTATGAACGACGGAAGAAGGGTTGAGTGAAACTCTTCCTTGTTGTTGTTGTTTTCATTTTCCTTCTTTTTAAAATTCTTACTCGTCTCAAGTAAAGGCGTATCTTGATTCTCTTTCTCTTGTTGATTTCTAGCATGAATTAAGTACTTGTATACTTCCATGCAAGCCCTTACATCTCCCATTGCGCGATGAAATGTGAATGATCCTCCGATTCGCTTTACGCAATTTTGAAGCGTACAGCTTTTCTTGTGCCATTTGGGCAGTGCTCGAGACATTTTAAGTGTGCACACCCATTTAATAATAGGTAGAACAAGTCCTTGTCTTTGACAAGCTGATTCTAATACGCGCTGATCAAAAGATGAATTATGAGAAATAAGAGTAATAGGATCTGTGCTTAAAGCTTGGTTCTGATTTTTTGTTAAGAATGCAATAAAAAGTTCAAGAGCGGTTTTTTCGTTTGCAGCAAATTTAACCATTGAGTCTTTAATTCCTGTCAGTGCTTGGACCTCGGAAGGGATTTCTTCTTCTGGGTTTACAAGCATCTCAAACCATGTTTCATGTGTGTCATTTAACTTTACACAAGCAATTTCAATAATTTTACTGTTCTTTTCTAACCCAGTCGTTTCAAAATCCACACAAAATTTTGTGTTCATTTTATTGTATGAAAAAAATAGTATAGTAAGAATAAAGAAAAGAAGTTTCTTTTGTTTTTGTAAAGGTTTTCTTTGTTTAATCTTTAACAAAACAAAAATGCAGGATCAAAACGCGCAACTCGAGGTCAATGATTCATCGCTTGCGGGAGGAGGTAAACAACGCAGCCCTTCAAAATGGAATAAATATGTAAAGTCATACTCCAAAGCGCACCCTAAAGTCAAGGGTAAAGATTTGTTTTCTGCTGCCGCCAAATCATATAGAGCTGGCAGGAGCCCCCGCTCTCGTGCTCTCTCTTCTTCGCCTCGAAAGTCGAGATCGTAGATAATTTTAATTTTACACTAATTACAATTACAATCCTATCGCTTTACACCCTCCTATATCTCATTATCGAAACAAGCCATGAAAGGAAAAGAATGACTAAGAGAACTATTACGCCCCAAAATATTCCAGATACAAATGAAGTCGTGTAGTCCTGATTTGTCAATGGCCTCATTCGAATCCCCGTAACTTGGGGCTTTACTTGTTCAAGTGGCTCCATTTTTTTTCTTTTTCTTTTCTTACTATCTTGCAAAAGATAAAATAAAATGGACGCCTTTTCTACTTACGTTTCTTATGGAATCGCTGGAATTGTGTTTTGTGGAGCATCGCTTTTTGCTTGCTCGGGCACACAGACAGTATCTCTTGTAAAGATTACATTTACCGTTTGCAGAATTATTGTATTAGACAAGCTACAGAAGTTTTTTCCGTCGTCCGTTCCCTTCCCAACAAAAATTAAACAAAATTTAAAACCACGCAGGATGGCAACATTGCAACCGTCAACACTTCATTATAAAAACGAAAATCAAATGGCTATGCCATCACAAAGACAAAGTCCAACACAGACACCACCATTGCCAACGTCTCCCCCAGAGTCACCGCCTCTCGACTGCGACTTTAAAAGACTTCCATTAGATGGTAGCGGAAACAGCGAAAATGAGCTTATTGAACTAGGGCAGTATTGATTAATTATGTAATTTGCTAGTCTTTTGCTTTTTCTGCTTTTCTTTCTTTTCCGCACAGGGGGGTCTTTGTCTTGACCGTGATTTTGAGTGCAAGTTGTTGCAGTAAGCTACAGCAAAATCAGTTGAAAATAATCCCAGTCTAGGGTAAAATGCGTGCAAGTTTCGCTGACTCTTTAATATCAAACTCACCTCAGACGGCTGTAAAGCCTTGACAACATTCGGAAGAGTACTGTATTTTTGATATATACATTTTGCAGTTGATGGAGATATCATTTTTATATATATAAATTTTGCGTATGGGGAATACTTATTTGTAAACGTAATTTAAACCCTTTTTTGTTATCTTTTTTGTTGAGTTTAAAATTAGTTAGTGATTAAGACAAATCTTCCCCTAATTCTAAGTCCTCGTCTTCTTCGTCCTCATCATCCTCGTCATTGTCTTCTGCTTCTGCCGCATCGTTTTCCTCGTCGCCATCTTCGACCTCACCCTCTTCGTCGTCCTCAACCTCACCCTCTTCTTCATCTACTTGTACTTTCTCTTTCTTTCTCTCAAGAACCATTTTTTTAGCTTGAACTGGTGTTTTTACGATCGTTTCTTTCCGTCGAACAATTCGCAGCACTTCGTCGTCATCGTCTTCTTCTTCTTCATCGTCTTCGTCCTTCTTTCCTCTTGACTTCTTTTTCTTGCAACCCGCAAGCATCTTGTATAAAAAACTTGCGCTTTCTTCGGTAGGTTTCAAAGCACCGAATGAGTGCATTGCAACGAGAGAAGCTCGAATTTCGTCACGAGACGGAGGCTTGTTATTATGTACGGAACATATTATGTCAGTTTCTTTAAAAAGAAACCCACATATGTCGTGATATACAAAATCTTCATCGACCGGTGAAGAAGAATAAACTCGAATTCGATCAATTTGATAAAGGAAGTTTTCTTCTTTAATGTCCTTTGTGTGCAATCTTGACAGAAATTCCATTCTAGTTTAATTGTTTTTATTTAAGTTTTGTAAATATTAATATTTTTTTTTTAAATAAATTAAAATAGAATAAAATGATGAAGAAAGTGTATGTAATCGAGCTGGATGCTGGATCCTCGTCGTCTAGAAGGTTTTATGTAGGAACATCCGGAGACGTTGAGCATAGATACGAAAAACACGTGAAAGGAGAAGGATGTGATTACACAAGACAATATAAACCAAAATATTTGGTCGAAGTTTATGAAGCTTCCGAACAAGATGCTCTTAAAATGGAAGATGCCGTAACTGAAAAGTACATATTGGCATATGGTTCTGGAGTTCGGGGCGGCCACTACTTGAATGAATCAGACGTACTTTCGGTATTTATGAAAGACAAGCATGAAAGAAATTTATGCTACAGATGCGGGGAGGCTGGACATTACTCAAACAAGTGCGCTCGCGAGCACGGCGAAAGCGCTAATGTAGCTCATTCAAATACAGCGACGTCAAAGACAACATTTATAGAGTCAATCGAAGACAAGACGTTGCGACTTTCAAAAATAAAAGTATCTTTGTGGAGTTGTGGGAACTCAAAGTATGCTGATTCAATCAATTCAGCAATACACCCTGGCCAGGAAGACGAATTACACGTGGAATTTGGAGCGCAAACTCACGCAAACAACAAGAACAATAAGGTTCAAATTGGAGCTCTGTTTTGCGACACTTCCCTCGGCGGATGGACAGTGCGCGGCATTGTTTCAAAACTTGACTTTGATCATGAAAAGAACTGCTTCAAGTTATCCATTTCGCCGATTCCGGAAACAGGGTTGTCAATACGATCAACTCTGGAGCAACACGGTAAAGTTGGAATTGCAAAGGCTCTAGAACTTCCTATTCCAAGTTACAATTGGACTTCTAGTGGAATTGTGGTTCACAGGTAAGTTCGCTCACCTTTTTACGTAATGCAGTTTGATTTTTATCAATAATAAAAAAGAACAAATGCAAGAAAACATTGTTCATTTAAAAAAATGGAATCCAATTTTTTCTTGCAGTTCAGAGGTTCATGAGGCGGTTGAGTCTGAAAATTCAGACCTTTTTCACGAAAGAACTCGTGTTTATTATAATTCTTTTTGGATATCGAAAGATGATATAAAGCGTTACGTAAACAATGTGTGCATAACTCACCAAAGGCGCGACGCGCACATGACTACTTTTGAGGACCCCACCGAACTTTTGTCAAAGAAAGAACGCGAGAAAGCTCGTAAGCGCGTATTGGCGATGAGATCAACCATATATGCGTTAGGAGGTTGCGGCCCCTTTCCACGAACAATCTTGGCTTCGAAAGATCGCAAAGAGGCTCTCATACTTTTTTCGCCTACGATTGACTGGGACCTTCAAGGACTTGACGCTGAGCAATACTTTATTCTTCAACAATTCCACGAGCGCATTAAAAGAATTAGAGACACGAACATGTTGCTGCCTTTAGGCTTTGGGTACTTTTTCGACGAAAACGCTTACTGTTGCTGCGTCGCGGAGGACGTTTTGCTTTTTTTGATGGCAGCCGAAGAGGAACAGTTGCGACAAGGGCGCACCGAAAAGCTCTGGATTAAGCTTCCTCCACTCGGCTTCGGACAAGGTGTATACTTGTGGAACGGAATTCATATTGGACCTCTTCTCATCCGGTCCTTCTTCTGGGGCGTTCTCTGCGCGCTCAACTCAATTGAGTGGTCTCGGATCGGAGTTTTGGAAATCGTCGATGTTTCAAAAAACTTTTCGCTGACACCCAATTGGCCATTAATTGTAAATGGAGTTCAGATTGTGTCAAGAAGGCGACGCGACATATTGGACTTTTCTCCAGATTTAATTTCAAGTACAACACCCGACATCAATCTGCATGACGCTTGCATTGTTTGTCCAGGAGACGCTTTTGCGTGGCCAGGAAACGAATTCCACGATTCTTGCTTAAATTCAATGATTGGAAACAATACTTCGATGCGAAGACTAGGGTCTCCATTGTATAATATAGCTTTAAATGAAGATGAGACATATGTTCCGGTTCGGGTTCCGTGCAAACTTGCAGGAATCAATTGTTGGTGGCCGCCAAATTTGAAGACTTAAAAAACAAATAAGAAATGTTTTTTGAATTGGAAGAAGCTAATTTGTGGGCAAACGTAATTATTCCGATGGGATTATTCATACTTTTGTCGCCAGGTGCATTCTTCAACCTTCCGTTAAACTCTTCTAAGCAATGCAGCACCTTGATTCCTTTGCCTTCAATCTATTCTTATATGAAAGGAGATGGCGAAGGGACATCGGATGATCAAAACGTAACTTCATCAATTTTAAATGGACCTGGCATGAGTTCGATTCACGATGCTAGAAAAAAATGTCTGCGGGTTTTTTCGACTGGCTACACGTCAATGGCGCAAACTATTGTACACGCGCTCATTTTCGTGTTTTTGTGCGCTATTGCTCGCAGCGCTATTGCTCGCAGCGCACTCGTTCAAAATAAATAAATAATAAAATTCATTTTTATAACAAAATATAAAACAAATGGCCGCTGCGATGGGTAGCAACAAAAACAAAACAATAGTGCTCTACAATGCAGCTCATTCAAATTCTTCAATTAAATCGGAAGATGGAAAGGCTTGGATACGAATTTTAGGATTCTTTGTGTCCCGAGAAGATGCTCTTGCGCATGCTTCAAAATTAAACGAGCACGTAAAACAAGAAATTCGTCTCGCACCTCTCGGATCGTTTCGTGTATTGCTACAGGACAAGTTAACTCCGGAACTTCGTGAAAAAGAAACTCAAAAGCACTCGTTCTTATTAGAAACGCATGCGAAAGTGAGGAGTTACGCGATTAAACAAACTCAAGAAAATGCAGAGTTGCGAAAAATGGCAGGTTCGACCTCGTACGACTTGGGGGCTGTTCCTCAAGAAACTTTACCCTTTATGCAGGATAAAGAAGCAAGAGTTTCGACTTCTAAAAATAAAGATACACAAAACCTTCCGGCAATTTCGAGGGACAATGAAATTCGTATGCAGCGTTTCGCAGCCATTTCAGTGATTTCTGACTATGAAATACTTGGAATCAGAGCGCGACGCAAGGCTACCAATACTTTGAAATCGCAACGGGAGTACACGACCAAAAAAAACGAAATCATTTCAAAAAAAATAAAAGAGGGTTTTGTCTTGCCTTCCTTTATCAAACTCGTAAACTCTTTCATACAAACGAATCCTCCGCCTCCTCACTACGACATTCAAGGTAAAAGACTTGATGATAATGATGATCATGAACCGAATTCTGAAGTTTCTCATTGGATGAAAATGAGAAATGATGCTGTTGAAGTGGCATTGTTTGAAGCAATGGGTGTGGAAAAGCCTTCTTTGGAGGAGGCACTAGAGGAAAAGGGGGAAGAAGGAGAAGAGGAACCCGCTGTTATGTTTCTGGATTTTGCTGACAGGGAGGACGAAATGGAAACGAAAATACAAAAAATTGTTGATACGGATGTATCAATGAAACATTACGACATTGCATGCGTTTCAATGTATGAATGGCTATGTCTCGAAACCTTGTCTCAAACTAAAGTCAAATACCGCGACCCGCAACTTAACAATTTACACAAGGCAAGACTCGCGCACTCAGAAGAGGCTTCAAGTTTGATAGAAGCTGGAACTGCAAAAGTAATTGAGTTAGGGTTACAGTAAAGACTATAAATAAAAATGGATTTGCAAGGTGGTTGGAAAATAATTGCAGAGTGCGACCCGGAAACCAGAAGTCGCAGAGATTTAGATTCAGAAAGCGATGACGAAGAATTGAACAGCAAGTCTCTTGGTTGGCCCATGAATGAGAATCTTGTTCCGCCCAACGCCATTCTCGATCCAAAAAGACTTGCATTTTTAAAATGCGATGATTTCTTGCCAATACTCGAAAAAAAAAGTCCACAGCGACAGTGGATTTCATGGTTAAGCTCTGTAAAATCTTGTTCTCCACAAAAGAGATCAAGAGAACGTAAAGAAAGGAGGTCGAGACTTGGTAAAAGTAAAAGTATTGAAAGAGGTGAAGAAGAAGAAAATGAAGGAGGTGGAACTACTCAAGATATAACGTTTATTACTGAGGCTTTAGTTTTAGAAAGAGAACGAAACAATGCAAGTGACGGTATGCTTAAAGGAAAAGTTGTAATGTTTGGAGTAAGTCATGGCGACAACGTAGAACTAAAATTGCCAAATACAAAATCAAAGATATATTATCCAAGAGAATGGGGCTGTCGAGATAAAATTACTTCATTTAGTCAAGATAAGGCGAAAAATCTTGCTGAAAAACTATTAAATCCGATATATAAAATTAATCAAAGAGTACAAGTAACGGATAAAGATGAAAAAATAATTACATCAAAAATTAAGAATCTTATAGAAACCTATCATTTTCCGACTAAAAACAGTATCTTAATTTTTACAGAACATATTCTTTCTTTACCATGGAAAATTCAATATGAATTATTAAAGAAGGTACAAATCGTTTTGAAATTTGACACGACAAATTTTTTTACGCCGGCTGATCAACATACTAAGGATTACAAGGAAGAGTATCCAATTAATTTAGAATGCAGTATGGGTATGGAAACTCAACTGACGTATACTCAAAGGTACCCTTATAATGAAGAAGTCTTAACTCTTTATTTGCATCACTTACAAAAATTGTGTAGCTTTCCAGAGTCGTGCGTTCCCCAAAACTTACTAGGAATTGAGTTAGACAAAGTTTTGCAGCCTCGATTAAGTACATTAGAAGACGCTGTTACCAGCAAGAAGGAATCGGACAGTTATTCTAAAATAATGTGCAAACTTCTCGAAAGTTTTAGAATTTCTTGTAAGGCAGATGCACTTTTACTGCATGACGTGCTCTACATCAATTTTTTCAAAATTACAATTTACAATGCAACTCAGAATAAGGTTGGATTTTACGTCAATTACTTTCCAGACCTAAAACTTGTAAAAAATTATAAAATATTTAACAAGAACCAGGAATCATTGCAAAATTCGTTAGGTACCGTAACTCGATTAATTTATTGTTATAAAGACAATGATATTAAAGCTTTACACAAGGAAATATTTTTGCGTAAGGTTTCTGAATGTGATGAAATCAGACAATGTCAGAAATATCCAGTAAATAAATACTTTAAACATAAAGATATTTTGAATCTTTGGAATGATTGCAGCAAAAAGAATTATTCATTAGCCAAATTTATAGAATTGTCAAAGGCTTTACATTGGGATGACGAATTAAAATGGGTTGATGAAACAGAAGACTTGACATTTAATGGATTCTTGTTTGCTTTGTTGTTTAACAATTTAGAAGGATTCTATCCAATTTTGTTAAGTTTTGATGAAAAGCAGCAAAAGCACGAGCAATATATTAAAGATGTTTATTATTCGCGATTTTACATGTTCAAACCTATTGCAGATAAGATAAAAAGAAAAAATTCATTATACATTCGCAACGTTCCAGCTACATATGCAGAGTTAAAGAAAAATGTTGAGGTATTTAAATATAAGATCCGGGGTACGAGACGAGAAAAAGGTTCAAAGAAACCTCGTCGAAAACTAAAATTGCCTTTAGCTGTTAAGAAATCGCACTCTCCTGCGCCTCAGCCTGCTCCAGAAAAGAAATCGCCTGCAAAGAAATCGCACTCTCCTGCGCCTCAGCCTGCTCCAGAAAAGAAATCGCCTGCAAAGAAATCGCACTCTCCTGCGCCTCAGCCTGCTCCAGAAAAGAAATCGCCTGCAAAGAAATCGCACTCGCCTCAGCCTGCTCCAGAAAAGAAATCGCCTGCAAAGAAATCGCCTGCAAAGAAATCGCTTGAAAAAGAATTGCAATCTCAGACTGCGAAGAAATCTCCTGCAAAAAACACAAAGTTTTTGGCTGACAGAAAATATGTTCAGATTGTTGCTAACAACAAAGAATGTGCTGATATAAATCAAGAAAAAGATCCTCATGAACTAATTTCTTGG